GTTGGCCCCACGATAAAGTTGTCCGCATCAAATTGCGCGTAATAAATAGGAACACCTGTAGTAGTAGGGTCAGGAGTATATGTCTGCACAAAGTCTAAATCTTTAAACAGCAAAAATACCTTGTTGCTGCTAACGATGGTACTAAGAGAAAACGGCGCAATAAAATCAGAAGGCGTTGTTAAAAACTGGTTGCCCGAGGTTAACGTTCCAGAGGCATTTCGTTGAAACACTGAAAGTTGAACGTTTTTTAAAATGCGTTCTTCTGTCATTCTTATAAACAAAGGTAGATTACGAATGAACGCTGCTTCATCGTTATCGGTATATTCTTGAATTGCTGTCTTGAGTGTGGAGTATGTGAAGCTCATGTTGTTACCGTGACCTTTCCAACAGAACCTTCTGCAATAAGATTATTAGGCGTTAAAACTCCATCCCCGCCACCAACAGGGTTAAAGCCGTATTGAATGTTTCTTTGTGCGTCTAAATCTGATTCAGGCCGAGGGTTCTTCAAGGCTTGAGGATCGGGCCCAACTCTAGGAGGAAAGAGTTGTGGGTGCTTTGTTTCAAACTCGTCCTTACCTACCTTAGCTCCGGTCCACTCAACACGCATGTCTTTTAACCGATACCGAAATCCGGATCGATCCGATATTCCATAAGCGTTTTTGTCAGAGGCGTATGGCATACTAGACCCTCAAGTATTGGAAGCTAGGCTGTAACTTTAACGGAACTCGATCTTCATCCTCATCAGACGCTCGTTGGAACTCTTCCTCATAGACAGTCTTTAGCATTTGAATACGATCTGGCGTTCTCTTCATTGCAATGTAATACGCCAAGCCAGCTACCATACAAGGATAAAACCTAAACGGCATGTCCGTTGTATTAACCAGCGTATCTGCATCATCAATGCGGCGAACATAATGATAAACCAGTTGATCTGTAGAGTTTTCAGGTGTTGCCCAAAGATTTAAGATAGGCGTAATCTGACGATCAAAATAAAACTGGCTAGGCCGACCCTGAGTAGTCTTGTCGGGAAGAGTGACGTACTCTCCACGACTAATTCTTGTAATCTCAAAGTCCGTTCCATCGCGGCGCAACACAATCTCTAGGACATCAACAACGTCCGCGGCCAACGTTACTGCGCTAGTCCCTTGCGTTAAAGTTACCGTTTCCGATTTTACCGTCCACATGTTAATGCCCCTGTTCGCCCAATCAGCGAACATAAGGTTTAACGATCTACGAGCGGTACGAGCATCATACCCAGTGCGAACTTCAATCCCGCAGCGTTCATATGCTTCTTCGATGACCTCACCGACATCGAGGTTGAAGTCCCTGGATCCTGATACTGTCATAGCCTTAACTCATATGTGGTTTTTGGTTAGTTCTAACCGTTACTGCGCCACCATTTTTGTAGCCCATGACCTTGCCGCCCATTGCCATGCCTTTGGACTTTACCTTGCCGCCCATTGCCATGCCCTTAGACTTAACTCGGCCACCCATAGCGTAACCTTTGGAATTTACCTTGCCGCCCATTGCCATACCCTTGGCTTTGACCTTGCCACCGTTTTTCATGTAGCCCATTTTGTTTCTAACTTGTTTTGGTAATTTAGATAGTCCTTTATTATCAGTTGGTATTTTTTTTAACGACATTACTTATATCCTCCGCCTTTAGCTTTGTATTGTTTCGCAAGCATTTGAGCTTTACGACCAGACCATTGACCGGGCTTGCCACCACTGCTGCCGGCTTTAATTTTATTAAATAAATTCTTACGCATTGTAGGCTTTGTATAATTACCAGCCTTGTTTACCGTAGATTTTTTCTTAGCTGTTTTCTTCTTCATGTTCACACCCCGCACACTCGCACATACAAGTCATCTGACAGTGACAAATACATCCGCACTTTTCACATACCTTCATATTTTTCTACTCCTGTTTTTAGACCTTGATACGACCTTTAAATTTTTTTTACCGTTGTTTTTTGGATTTTTGTCCTTGTGATGGATATCCATCTTAGAACCTTTTACAACTCTACCCTCTCTAATAGCTAGCCTTCTAGCTTTATTACGGGCAGCACGTCTCTTCTTCTGCTCTGGTCGAGCATGATATGTTTCGTATTCTCTTTTGTAATTTCTTGATTTAGGCATTACTTCTTTTTAGAAATCATGCCTTTGATACCTGGAGCAGCTCTAACACCTAGACTAACACTACAGGCTAAATATAAGAGATGGGTATAATATTCGGGGAGGGTCTCTAAAATCTCAAACCCACGAGCTATATGTGGTTGCATCCAAGGTAAGAAGCTACAAATTGCAGGCACCATTAAGGCTAGTAAAACAAATTCGTCTTTCCAGCTGCCCTTCATTTGGTCTACAGCCGAAGCCTCCCACGCAACTTTTCCTGCGATTTGCTGTTCTTTCAAACTCTTCTGTGCTTTAATCTCAGTAAGTTTTAATTCAGATTTTGCTTTCTTTGTCTCCACAAAACCCTTCACCGTATCGCCTATAATTGACGTAAGAGGTCCGACTAGTAGATTAAACATTAGAATATTCCTTGAACGACTCCATAGCCAACAGCAACAATAGCTGCCACTACAAATATCTTACCTTTCCAATTTAGTGTATTCCACTTATCTTGTATTTTTCCTAGTATTTGTATTTGCATTTTTACCTCCTGCATTTTCTACTTTTACTTTTCCTAATTTAACATTTGCTTTCAGCTTAGTTCTGGCATTGAGATGCCTCACTAAACTGTCAAATGTTATGTCTTCTTTTTGCCTTTTGCAATTCTTCATCTATACCTTTATCTCTCCAGTATTGTAAAACTGCATTGGACACATCCTCATGTAAAACCTTTAATTTGCGTATGTCAACCTTAATTGCTGTGTGTTTATTGCTTGCAATCTGGTCAACTTCCTCGTCTGTAAAGCTCATATATAGTGAGCCATTTTCATAACTTATCCTCATATATATATATTTTTATCCCAACTACCGTTATTATTCAACACCATAGGCACTATATATGGTATGCCCTCGGTGATGATACCACAAGAAAGTATTGGTTTTGCTAGATTTACTTTCATGTAAGCCATAGCTAGTGATTTTTTGTCCACTAAACAACCAACAGACATTCCCCAATTTAGTGAGTAATCCGTGCCGACATACTTAACCTCACTAGAGCAGTGAAAATGCCCCTGCACACAGCACATACTCGTCTCTCTAACAGCTTTACCCACATCCTTGCAAAATTGATGGGCGAAAAGAATAGTATTCTTCTCTGTCTTAATTATATGTTTTTCTTTCCATACCCAGCCTCTGTTAACTTCTAGTATTTCGTTGTAGTCTTTAAGAAAAAACTTTGACATTCCCTTTGCCATTGCTCTACGCAATACCATAGAACCATGATTTGATTCTAACAGAACCATCTTAGGAAATAGTTTCTCTAGCTGTTTACACAGTGACCTGCCTCCCAGTAATTCGTCAGCTGGACTAGGTAAGTCTGGATTTATTACATGACTTACGTTAATCGAATGCCAATCCATTTCGTCACCAATCATCACGATAGTGTCGGGCTGATATACTTTTTTTAATTTAGAAAGGAAGGGAAAGGTGTCTGCATGATGATATGGAAAGTGCAAGTCACTAATTACCAGCACTCTTTTATTCATTTATTTGATTCCCAAAGCAGCTTTTATCCCCAGTAATAAAAGTGTTATTGCACCAGTTACTATAAAACCTATGATGATAAATCGGACTCTCACACTAATCTTCTCGTGTAGTTCTCTCTGTTCTCTAAGATACATGAAATCTTTTTGTGCTTCGTATATCTCTTCAGAGTTTAATCCCATCTTCGCCAAGGTTTGCTCCACAGTTTTCTCGACAATCTCTACAATTTCTTTTTGTGTCACTTGTTCCACCAAAGAGGTCTCTTGACTCTCTGCCCTGTTGATTTCTCCCATGACAGAACAGCTTCAGTTAGATTTTGTATCATGTCATTTTTAATGATATTGAGTTGTCGTACTTTGTCAATCTTTTCGGCATTTGTTAAATTTTTGTCTGCCTCTATCCTTCTAATTTCCCTATTTATTTGGTTTATTTTAGTATTAACCTTTACATATGACTGTCGCCACTGTAAGACATTTTTGTTTTTTTCTGCTAATTCTAGAGCCTTATTATATTCTCCACGACTTTCGTAAAGCCTCATTAGATTAAAAACTTCGTTCATCGATGTTAATTGGTCATAGAATTGTGTCTTATATTTTGACTGTAAGGATGGCAAACTTTTAAAGAAACCCATACCTAATGGACTGTCCCAGCCAGTGGTAAAAAACTCTGCACCTTTTCTTGGATAGTCTACAATACTAACCGCAGACACTACAGTAGAACCAACCCAACCAAAGTATCCCTGCACTAAATGCTCGATTTGCACTGGTGATAGTTGTATTTTTTCCCAAGGTATTAACTCCAGAATTTTTGATGCTCCAACATAAGCAGAGCTTGTGTACGCATATTTTCTTTCTGATGCTGGTAGTCTCTTCATCCCCATAGACTCAATTGGTCTACCTGTAAAACTATCTTTATTAGAATAAACTTCTAAAGCTGGAGTAATTAATTGTGGTCTAAAATCAATGGCTAGTGTTTCTGTTATAACGTGTGCGATTCTCTCTGCTAAAAGCTGACCGTGAACATCATCGTCAACCATCTGCTCTACCATTCTTTCAAATATTACACCTACTGCACCAACCTCAAATGGTCTCGGTATTCTAAAAACACCCTCAGTGCCTGGAATTTTAAACCAGTGATATGTATCTCTAT